TTACTTGTCAAAAATGGCTATTGCATCGTGTTTTTTCTGAGTATATAAATGGCTGTAAGTGCCCATCGTTTCAGTGATTTGAGCATGTCTCATGAGTGACTGTAAAACGAAAATATCTACACCATTATTTGCAAGATAAGATGCATAAGAATGTCTTAACGCGTGAATGTTATAATGGGGGAAAGCTTTTTGGAATTTCTTTTGAACATGACTGTAATGTTTGGGAGCCATTCCTCCGAAAATAAAATAACTACGTTCATCAAAATATTTATTTAACTCTTTTTCACGTTGGTGTCGTTCAGTTAACATTGTATTGATGAATTTAGGTAAAGGAACAATATCCTCTGAACTATCTGTTTTTGGTCTCGGAAATATAGTTCTATTAGAGATGTCCATTGTTTTATTTATGGATATCTCTTTTTTGTATTTATTGTAGTCTGTCCAAACAAGAGCCATAGCTTCGCCAATCCTTAAACCTGTATAAAACATTAATGTAAATAACTCTCTGTAATCTTGCTCTTCAATGTCTTTGATTCTTTCTTCAAATTCTTCACGCATCATAAACTTAGGTTTTGGCTTTACACGCGGAATAGGTTTAATTGATATTGTTGGATCTGTACGTAATCCAAAGTATTTTTTGGCATAATTAATTACAACTTTAAAACCTGACCAAATTGTACGAGCAGAATTTGTTGACGCTACATTCTCTATTAGATATTTACGAAACTCTTGGCATTGATTTTGCGTTATCTTATTCATTTTTATGTGCCCGAACTTAGCTTTAAAGTGTTTATGATATTCATTTTGTTTGCGTCGTTTTGTTTTAGGTCTCAAATCGCTATTTTCTAAATAGTGATGAAAAACATAATCAAATGTTTTTGAATCGCTATATCCTTCGTTTACGTCATTCAAAAAGATAGCCTCTGCTCTCTTAGCTTCACGCTTAGTTGAAAAACCGCGTTGCATCTTACGTTTGTTATTACCGTATACATCTTTATATCTAATGGAAAAATACCATTTACCTGTATTATCATCCTTATATACTGGCATTTTGCTTCTCCCTCCTCAAAATTGGCAAAAAAATAATAAGGGTAGGCGGGCTACCCGAAATTTAGTACTAGGTACTAAATGTGATATAATAAAATAAAAAGTAGGTGATGAAATGTGCGTAAAGTTTACTGACGCAGAAATAGCTTATATAAAAGAATCAGTTGAAAATTATAGTAGTGAATTTGATATTTATGACGATGAACAAGAACTTAAATTAAAAATTTATGAACAAATTATGTTAAAAATAGAGTCCGAATACAAGGATATCTATTTATTCCGTCTTATTAATTGATTTACTGTATTCGGTTAATATTCTTTCGTTTTCATCAACGATGTCCTTTAGTGTGTTTAAAAGGAAGTCGCAATCACCTTTGGCTACTGCACCGGCTTGTGAATGGTTGATTATATTTCTCATACTATAAGCAATTTCTACCCGTTTTTTGGTTCTATAATTCACTTTACCCTCTTTAGTTAATTCTCCTAATAATTTGGTGTACATAGTTGAATCGGTGTCTTTATGTTTGATTTTATTCACTTTTTTTAATTTGATTAAAAACGTCTCTATAGCAACAGCAAAGGTTGCTGCAGCTGGCAAATACAACTCCCTTTTATAAGCTTGTAATCCTTGTTCTATTTGATAAGAAAAAGTTATATCATCAACAATCTTTTTCATGCTATTTAAATCTAAGTGGTTGAACGGTTGTATTTCATCATGTGCTTTGTTTATCAATTTCTCTTTCGACTTCGATATCAATGTATTGTAATGATCGTTAGCTAATCGTTTGCCATAATTAAAAAATAAATCTAAATTGTTTTGTATTATTACAGTCCCGATATATTTTCCGTAGTAAATAGACGTGTAATAAATGTAGTTATTAAAATCTAATAATCCGGATTGTTCTTCTACATACTTTTTAGAATCATATATGTATGAAGTAAAGTGTTTAGACAAATGTTTGATATCAGTATTACGAAAATTATATATTTCTTTTAATTTACTGTCATTTGAGATAACAACGATGCAAGGTTCTTCAAAAAAAGATTGATTTAGATAAAATATCGAAATCTTGTAATCGTCTTTTCTCATGAATGGGAAGGCTTCCGGATTACTACTAAACTGATAAATGTATCTGTTTTCAACTACATATTTGTAACCTTCTAAAAAATTACGCAAGTATTCTTTTAAAGTTTTATTCTCTTCCATACCTCATCCTCCTCACGCCACACAAGCGCTATTAATCAATATCCAATAATTGTTGTTTTTTCTTATCGAACTCTTCCTGAGAAATTACTCCGACATCTAATAATTCTTTATATTTTATTAATTCATCAGCAACAAAAAAACTCATTTTTTCAGAATTGGATGGTTTCATAGAACTTTCTCGAATAGAGATTTGTTCTTGTATTGTTTCCGCCATTCTAGATACAGTGTTTTTTGATATGCTTCCTATAGCGATACTTGATGAACCGTGATGTATAATTATTTCGCCAAAAAGAAGTCCTTTTTTATACGAAACAGAATTGATTTTCTCGAATGGAAATTCATGAAATTTCAAACCATATATCATACCTTTATCTAAGAATAACAATCTTAGATCAGTACATACTATTAAGTAGGTATTATTATTGTACAATCCCGAAGTTACATACATTATGTTTTCATTATCTTTTAAAATCATAGGTAGTTCTTTCACTTCTTTTTTTGTACCAAACAAATCCTCTACACCTATTTCGCTAAATCTTTGGTAGATTTTAGATAAGTTTTCGTCAGATTTATTGATTTCACTTTCAAATTTCACTTCTTTTCTAGGTTTACTTTGGTATTCTTTTAAAATTTCTCTTTTGTCTTCAACAGATAGTTGCTTGTATTGTTTCTTTTCTTCTTTTGTTTTAGTTGCTAAATATTGACTCTCAATCATACTTTCTTTGAACGTTAATCTGCTCTTAGGTAATTCTTTCATGTTCATTTCTCCTTTATTTTTTGATTGTTAAATCGTTAGATCATAAGCATATTTAAATTCATTTATAAAATCAGATTTGCTTTCCATTTTCTCTTCTAAAAAACTTAAGTAGTTTTCTGCGTGGTAATTTTCGTTATTTGACATATAGTCGTTTAACCCATTGTGTATATGTCTTCTGATTACTTTTACCGCTATATGGATCGCTTGAAAACTCATTTGATACTTGTACGAAATTTGCTCAATATTAAAGTTGTTTATATATTTGTATCTTATATGTAAAGGAAACAATAAACATGAAGCAAATGAGTTTGCTTCATATTCTTCAGCAATCCTTCTATAATAATCTTTATATGTGAATGTTTTATTTAAATTAACTCCAGTATGTCCCATTATAAAATGACCATATTCATGAGCTAAAGTAAATCTTAGACGATTCATAGGCAGTAAATCGTTATAAACTATAATCGCTTTGTCTCCTTTTCTAATATGAAACGCTTCTTCTGAACCGAAAATAGAAGGTATTTTAAAATATAAAGTGCCAGTATTCTGAGAAAATTCAGAGAAAGTCACTAATTTAATACGTTTATCTTTTGAGATAATTTCAAATATATCTAAAGGAAAAGATAAGTTATATAGACCATTTGTGATCTCGTAAACTGCTTTCGCAGATTTAAAAAAAGATTTTTCATAATTTAATTTCAATTAAAAAGCCCCTTTGTTACTTAGTTAAATCATCCCAATCATCAAACATTGCTTCTAATATAGTCAAAGCTTTTTGCCTTTGTGCCTCCGTCATATTTTCTGTAGCTCGATGCATAATAAGAATATCTTCACTTTTATCTTCTCCGGAGTACTCATCTTTTTCTCTACCTAATAAGTAATCAACTGATACATCGAAGTGATCGGCAATTTTTTGCACCTTATCAATGCCTGGTTTGGTTTTCTCCCATCTTCTGATTTGTCCGTTTGAAAACCCTAAAGTTCTCTCTAATTCAGCAAAAGTCATACCTTTTGAATTGCACAAATTACGGATTCTTTGTACTAGATTCATAAATTTCTCCTATCACAGATTAACTTTTTCGCTATTTTTGTTGACAATTAGCATAAAAGTTAATATACTGTATTTAAGCTTTAAATTTAGCTTACTAAACACATAACAATTATTCGTTGGGGAACGAGTATTCAATACCTTTATGACAGGCATTACGAATTGTTATAGGTTTATTAAACTATGCTTAAATATTAGCATAAAAGTTATTGGTGTTCAACAGATAATTTATTTGCTTAGAAAAAATGTTATAGGAGGTGCTAATATGTCGACAACAGATTTCGGCTTGAAAGTGAGAACGGAATTATTAAAACGCAACATGACAAACAAGCAACTTGCGGAAATGCTAGAAATTTCAAGTGCTTACTTATCGGATATTTTACGTGGACGTAGAGATGCTTTTGAACAAAAGAAACGTATTGCGAAAATTTTAGAAATTAAAGAAGAGGTGAAGAGTTAATGAATGAAATTAAAACTTTCAGTAACGACATGTTTTCAATCTTAATCAAACAAGATAATGAAAATAATTTATTCGATTTAGAAACTGTCGCAAAAAGTTTGGGGTTCACTCAGTTTAAAAACGGCAAACAATATATTCGTTGGGAAACTATCAATAAATATTTAGGTAAATATCTTTCCCAAGAAGTTGGGAAAGGCGATTTCATACCAGAACCAATGGTATATAAGTTGGCTTTCAAAGCAGGTAATGCTGTAGCAGAAAAATTTCAAGATTGGTTGGCGATGGAAGTCCTACCAGCTATTCGCAAACACGGTATCTACGCAACAGACAATGTAATTGAACAAACATTAAAAGATCCAGACTACATCATTACAGTGTTGACTGAGTATAAGAAAGAAAAAGAGCAAAACTTACTTTTACAACAAGAAATCGGAGAACTAAAACCCAAAGCAGACTATGTAGATGAAATCTTAAAGTCAACTGGCACATTAGCCACAACTCAAATCGCGGCAGACTACGGTATATCAGCACAAAAGTTAAACAAACTACTACACGAAGCTAGACTACAACGAAAAGTAAATAAACAGTGGGTGCTTTACTCAGAACACATGGGCAAGAGTTACACAGATTCAGACACTATAACAATTGTGCGTTCTGATGGCAGAGAAGACACAGTTTTACAAACTAGATGGACGCAAAAAGGCAGATTGAAAATACATGAAATCATGACTGAATTCGGTTATGAAGCTAACGTAACTGCTTAACAGGAGGGCACAGCAAATGCAAGCTCAAAACAAAAAAGTCATCTATTACTACTATGACGAAGAAGGTAATAGACGACTATTATCAATTGGTAATTTAGATACCTATTTATTAGCAGATATCAAATCAAGATTTGGTTTATATAAAAAGGCAATCCCTGATTTAGATAATCTATACATTCAAATAGATGGTATCGAATTTAAATTATATTAAATTTTTGGAAATGCAAAGGAGGCACAACAAATGTTACAAAAATTTAGAATCTCGAAAGAAAAAAATAAATTAAAACTCAAATTACTAAAGCATGCTAGTTACTGTTTGGAAACAAGTAACAACCCTGAACTGTTGCGAGCAGTTGCAGAGTTGCTTAAAAAGATTAATCGATAAAACAGATAACTAATCATCGTTTGAGTTCTCATCATCTAAGTAATTACCAATTACGTAAAGTGTTAAAAGAGTTGCTATTACATTAAAAAGCATAAAGTAGTTCACATATTGGTCAAGTATCGTTCTAATCATAATCGGAGGTATTACTCCGATAGCAGAACCGACAGAAACCTTTTTTACAAATTTTGCAGAAGGAGAAATAAAAATATGATTGAGCGATTCATTGAATACACTATTGTATTTTTCTGTATCTACGTCATCTATTGGATGGGCAGAATCGACGGTTTTACCAAGAATAGGGACATCGACAGTATCGACAAAAGAATTTCTCAAATGAGTGCTAACTTTGCGGACTTCATCATCCGGAAAGCTGTTAGAACTTATGAATTCATCAAGAATTTTTTCAGAAAATAAATTAGATTTGAACATTGGGTGATTCTTAGTTACTTGATGCATATAGGAAGCCCAATCAGATAATTTAGATTGGTTAATTCTAAGATCATTCATAGTATTCACGACTTTGGTGTAAGTCTCAATAGGCAACTTAGACAAGATAGCTTGATTTTTCCTTATTAAATCTAATTGTCGTTGAGTGAGATTTATATTGTTCATAATTATCCACCTCCTTTCACTAGGAGATAACAACATTATACACAACACAAAAATAAAAAGGAGGAATAGATATGATAAAAAATAGTTTGCAAGCTAAAGAACTTGCGGTAATTTTATCTGTTTCTAAATCCAAAGCAGGACAAATAATAAGAGAACTGAATAAAGAACTTGAAGATGAAGGATACATTGCGATACGAGGCAGAGTACCTGTCCAATTAGCTAGAAAAAAATTCCCTTATCACGACTTATCAGACGAGAGAATAATGGAGGAGTTGAAAAAAGAAAATGAGTAAAACTTATAAAAGCTATCTATTAGCAGTACTGTGCTTCACAGTTTTAGCGATTGTACTCATGCCGTTTCTATACTTCACCACAGCGTGGTCAATTGCAGGATTCGCAAGCATAGCGACATTCATATTTTATAAGGAATACTTTTATGAAGAATAAAAAAACTGCTACTTGCGCCAACAAGTAACAGTATCAAGTACTTAAGAAAAATTTCAAGTTAAATATAAAACGAAACAAGTAGGAAGTCAACTATGACTAAAAATTATAAAGACATGACTCAGGACGAAATAAAAGACTTATTATCTGAAAAAAGCGGAGAATTGTATGAATTAGCGAAAGAAATTAAGGGAGAAAGTAAATTTGATATTTTGCTTTTCTCATCA